ATCGTGCCAGGCGCTGGCTCTGCTCCAGTGGCAGCGAGTAACCAATCAGGCAGAACTGATCCAGCGCAAACAGCACCACCGATTCCAGACCGGCGCCCAGCGCCATCCGCTGTTCTTTCTGCCACGGCGTGGTGGGATCGCTGATGCCCACCAGGTGGCTGCTCTGCGAGCACGCAAACCCGAGTTGCATGGGCAACTGAATCGACTGCGCCGCGGCGTCTAAGTCCCGATCGCCCGTGTAGGTGAAGTTTTCCGTCTTCAGGCAATTCAAATTCGCCGGGGTCCAGTCGTTTTTCGGAAAGTTCACCAGTTGATTCAGCGCCGTGTTGTTGACGTCCGGCGGATACAGAACCTCGAACCGCGCGTTGGCGTGCGTCTGCCGCACAAAGCCGCGAATCGTCTGCGTGAACGAGCCGATGAGCCCCGCCAGAAACGCGCATTCCTCCGCCAAAGATGCCGGATCCGCGTACTGGTTCGGGATCACCGTCATGGCCCGCCCGTATGTCGATTGAAAGGCCGTCGTGGTGTAGGCATCATAGAACGGCATGCCCGGTTCGGTGACCGTCGTGGCCGACGGACCCGGAAAGTACCACCACTCGACTTCGCCGAATTGCAGGTAGGGCACCAAGCCGGCGTTCGCCATCAGGTCCGCCATGTCCGAGTAGACCTGCTGCCAGAACGCCGTGCTGGCCGGGCTGAAGTTGGTCTGCAACGCCGGCGTGCTCAGCCAGGCCGCGTCGCCGTTCGGATATCGCTGCGCAATGCCAGCCTGCGTGCTGTCGTCGCCATTCCGCAATTCCATGCTGAACGACGTCGCCACGTCGATTCCGTACCCCTTCAACGCCTGGAAGAACGCGCCGTTCCAGTCGCGCGCCGCGCGGTTGATCCGCGGGGCCGCCGTGAGGTCCGTCAGCCACTTGCCGTCATTGCCGCCTGCCAGCGGTCCGCTCGATTGCGCCGTCAGCGGCGTGGGGTTGTTCGGGGAATTGTTGGGCACCGCCGAAATCGCCATACCGTTACCCGCGCTTCCGATCATGCGCGACACGATCGTCAAGGTGCTGCCCGCTGCGCTCGCCCACACCCCCGTCGAGCCCGCGTTGATCAGCAGCGCGAAGCACAGGGCCAGGCTCGCCGCCGTGTCGCCGATCAGGTTCACATGCTCGATCATTGTCGGCCCCAGATAGACCTGCGTGGTCTGCCCGAACTCCGGATTGCCCGCGAACGTGATCTCGCCCGAAGCATATTGCTGCGTCGGGTTGCACAGCTCGTAAAACCACAAAGCCCCCGCGTAATGATTGGCGCGGCCATGGAATCCCAGCGTGTCGATCAGCCACGCCGTGCGCTCCGGCGCGAGCGCGATGGAGTGGTTCGTATCCCAGTCGGTCGCGAGAGTGGTCGTCGGAATGGTGCTGAAGGTCGGCAATGTGCTCGTGGGCACCGCCAGTTCGAAGAAATCGAAATAGAAATACGAACCCGCGGCTCCGCAATGCGTGATCGTGACAGTGTGTGGAGTCAGCCCTGGAAATTGGCCCAGCGGGACGCGCACCAGCACGTCTTCACCCGGGAGCGCCAGCACCACGGTCTGCGGGGCGCCGCCGTCCACTTGCACCGAGACCTGCCCGCCCGCGTCCACGCGCCGCGTACCCAGGTAAAGAGTGTGGCTCGCTCCGGCCGTGTAGGAGCAGGTGAGTGAAGCCCCGGGCGTCGTCGTCCAATGGATCGAGCCGCCCGAAAAGTTGCCCCGTCCCTGGGTCCACTGGTTCAGCGGCGAATATGCGATAACCGGAGCGTCGTCTTCGATCCGCCGGCTCCCCGCGCCCGCCACCTGGTACACGAGGTTGTTTCCAGTCACCGTCCAGTTGGAAACCACCACGGAATACTCGCCTCGTGCGAAATTTCCCGGCTGCAGATCCGCTGCCCACGTCCAGCGCATCTTTCGCACGCTGGTGGTCGGGACCGGCACTAATGTCGTGCGGTTCGGGTCGATGTAGCCCGTGAGCGCGCTGAAATTCAGGTTGACTTGCCACTGAAGGGGCGACCCCCCACCGCTGAACGTCGCCGAGGCCGGCGACCACGTCTCCGTCCCCGCGCCATGCACCGTGCCATACACCCCAATCCGATTGGCATTCTCGCCGGCTTCCGCCGTGTAAGAGAGTGTGATCTGCGCGCCGCTAACGGCCGCCGTCACGCTGCCGTCTCCAAACTGGTTGATGGCTCCGGCCAGCGCGCTCGTTGCGCTTTGCAACGTGTCGCCGCCTGCCAGGCAGTAGTTGTAATGTTGGTCCAGCCACGCCAGTTCGATGTAATCTCCCGCGGCCGCTACGCCCTGTAGCGTGAATTGCACGGTCGCCTGCGTGTAGCCTCCGTCCGAGACCGTCGCATAGTTCATCAGCGGCACGTCGTACAGCGTATCGGCGCCGTTGGTTTCCGTCCAGATACGCAGATAGGGCCACTCCACCGTTGGGTAGAGCGTGGAGTCCAGTGGAATGCAATTCGTGCGCGCTTCCTTGTAGCTGAGCTGAACGCCGCTCAAATCGCCATCCGGAAGATTACGCAGGGCGGGATGCTCGAACACGTTGTCGCGGTTCCATTCCATCACCGCCCAATCGAATTGCTGCCGCCAACTGCCCGACACGGTGAATCCGTTCGCGCCGGTCCGGCTGAGCGCCGCCGCCGCCGTCGGCTGCTGGAAATAGCATTGTAGGTCCCGGTCGGGCCGGAGCTTGGTCAATTGTTCCGCCATTAGAGTCGGATCAGCACCGTGAGATTGGCGCCCGGATTCGTCTGCCCCACCGACGTAACCGCCGCCGTTATCTGCGCTCCCATGGTCAGCGGAGGCAATGTGTTGCCATTGACACTGCTGGAGAGCGTCGCTCCGGGTTGAAACGTCAACGCACAGTACAAAACGCCGTTCACGTTCACCTGCACCTGGACCACCGCATCCGCCGCTGTTCCCAGAACCGCGTATACGTCACGCACGGCGTGCGACGCCTCCAACACAATGGGCGGCGCCACGCACTGTTCCACTGCCAGGTATCCATCCAACTGGATCGAGTACTGCCCGCCCGAAAGCGTACGCAGCCCGGTGTCGTCGTTGTGGGTCAGGTCGATCCCGGCCGTCGTGCTGTTCCCCACGTCGTTGGTCACGAAAAGCTCCGCACATGCCACGCGCACATCCGGGAGCGCCACCGGATAGCTCCAGTTCCCGCAATACGGGCTGCCAAAAAAGTTCGCGGGAAATGGCGCGATCACCGTCTGGCTCGCCAGGTGGTAAACGGGCGCCGACGCCGCGTGCGTGGCCGCGGTTGTGCCGTCGATCCCCCGCGTCACGCTATACTGCGTGCCGCCGTTCGCTACCGCCGTCACTCGAAGGATTTCGCTGTCGATCTGCAGAGTGCTCCCGGCGACACCCGGACCGGCCGCCCCCAAGGTCAGCGTCTGGTCACCCGCTCCCATGGCGCCTGCCAGCAGCGTCGTGGGCGTGCCCAACAGTTCATTCCAGTAGTACAGCGTCAGCGTGCCCGAAGAAATCGAATTGGTATTCGTCAGGTCGGTGAAGGAAACGCCGCTCAATACCACGGTGCCGCCGGCCGTTCCCGGACCCATTCCAAAGAACGGCTGCGGCGGCACCTGCGTATCGGCTCCGCCCGAGCCTCCAATCGTCCAGCGCGTTACCGTGCAGAGATCCGGGGAGCACTCCACGTTATTGACATTGGCCGAACGCCCGGTAAGCTGCACCACTTCGCCCGACCGGTTGGGAATCGCAAACTGCACCGGGCTGCTCCGGGTCACCGCACCGAAATGCCACCCCGACTCGGCCACCGTAAAGAAACTGGTTGCGTCCGGCACGACGGTCCATGGCGGGGAAACCGTCAAGCTGGTCGCGCTGTTCGCCGTTACCGTGCGCTCCTGCCCAGCGCCTGTGCCGCGAGTGATCCGCGCTGTCATCCCGAGGTAACCGTTCACCGCCATCTGCAGCGTTCCGTTTGCCACCGAAACAGGGGTCTGCGCGGTCACCGCAATTTCCGGCTGCAATTCCGACCGCCAGTAGAAATTGGCGTGATCGAAATTCGAATCGGGCGGCGCTATCAATTGATCGGCCAGACCCGTATCGGTAAACTGCGCCGCCGGCGGTTGGTTCGAGGCGATTCGGTACATCAACGCCGGCGCCGTGCCCCGGTACACATTAAAAGCGGCGGTCCCCGATGCAAAGCTAAGGCCGGTCAGCGTCACGGCGCTGCCGTCGTTTACCACCGCCGCGCGCACCAGGAAAGAAAGCGGGCTTTCGTCGCCCGCGCTGTCCTCGCCGGAAACGGCATAGTACAGCGTCTGCCCGCCCTTCAATGTTCCGCCGCCTCCAACCGCCGGCGAAAGATTCAAAAGCGGCATCCCGGGTCCGACGCCCACAGCGACGGCCGGCGCTACGAAACTGACCGTCACGCTCGTCTCTACCGTGCCATCGCTATTCGTGGTCGCCGTCTCCTCCACGCCAAACTGGATATTGCCATTGGCGTCCAGCACGCTGCCCACCAGGGGCCGCGGCACGCCCACTGCGGAGTTGCCGCCCTGGTTCGTGCCGGCTCCCGAGGTTGCCTGCCCGTTCGTGTCGTCGTACCAGGCATCGTCGTGGATCTGCGCCGTGATGGTCGTCGTCCGGTAGTTGGTTGCCGGCGAAATCTTCAAAACCCGGAACGGCTGGCGGCTCAGTCCTTCCTTCTGGTACGTCACGGTGATCAGGTCGCCGGGCCGGACTCCGAAGACCTTCACGCTCGTCTGAAATTCGATATAGGTATTTCCGTGGATCGATTTGTCGAGGTTGAATTTCAGCAGCCGCGCCGCCTGATCGTACTGCGGCAGCCCCAGCGCCATCAGCGTCGAGGAAACTTCCTGCCCCACCAGCGCGATGTCGTCCGGATCCACCATCTCATAGCTGTCCTGCTGGTAACCGTTGAGCGCATCCTGAAACTCCACCGTCATGCGGTTTGGAGTGTCGGCGATGCTGCGCGATGTCAGCGTCACGCTCGGTTCCCCGTTCGCCTTCCGCAGAATGCCGGAGAACCCGGTGCTGCCGTCTCCGAATTCGTAGCTTGGCCACCCGCCGTTGAGCGGCTGCGTGCTGTTCGACCCTGCCGCTTTGGACGGCATCTGCAGCGCCGCCGTGTTCTCCACGTTGAGCTGCAGCGCGCCGCCGGCTTCATAGGTCAGGTACAGCCGCGCGGAATTGCGGACGCCTCGCACCACGTCGCCCGCGCTACGCCGGTTCTGCAGCACCAGATTGCATTGAAAACGCGGCAGTGAAATCGTGTTCCCGTTCGGGTCGATGACGTTGATCGCTTCGTCGCAATACGCCGCCGTCCGCGCGAAGCTGACGATGTCGATCTCCGCCGCCGCCCAGCCGCTCCGGCGCAGCACGTCCAGCAGGATCCACGCCGGGTTGCTGGTGAATTGGTCGCCGATATATGTCCCGTCCGCGCCATAGACCGGCACCAACAAACCCTGCACCAGCACTTCAACGCTGGGTAGCGAGTTCCCGTTGTTGAGCTGGTTCGGAACCACCACCGACAGGTACGCCATGCTGCCGTACGGATCGCCGGCCGGATTCCCGCTGGCGTCCGTGAAGTTGGGATCGAGGCAGCCGTCGCGTGTTCCCAGCGTCTCGACGTTGTACCAGCCGGAGCCCGTCATGTTCTGCCCGGTGACGCCCAGCGGAATCTCCACGCCGCTCACCAGCACGGTCAGCACGCCTTGCATCTGCCCGATCCCCAACAGCACCTCCATGCGGGTCAGATTTCCGTCGTTGCGGGCAAACACCACGTCCGGTGCATACCAGGCCGTACCGTATACCATTGGCACATAGTCGTTGTAGCGTGCCTGGTTGACGGACAGGTTGGATGTCGTCCAGTCCTTGCCATATCCGCGGACTTCGATCGCTGGAGGCACAAACTCGAGGCCGCCGAATCTCGTGAACATTCCCCGGGCCTGGCAATCGGAACGTACGTAGCCGCACGTCGTGTATGGCTCGCTCCCGTTCATATTCCCGCTGCCTCCGGCAACGTCTGGCGAATAACCGCAGCGGTAATACATCGAGTACTTGCCGTTGGCTCCGCCGTTCACGGCTTCCGCCCGTTGGTCCGCCGTCGCCGGAAAGTCCCATGGGCAGCGGTGCTGGATGCGCACTTCCGGCAGCATCAGCCGCTGCAGGTTCATCCGGTTGTTGGCCGTCAACCGGAAAGTCGCTTCCTGAATCTGGTCCGGCGGGTTGCAGATTCCCTGGAACACTACCTGCGCGTCCGTCAGCGGAACGTTGTTGCGCAGATCGTAGAACAGGAAGCTCACCGTCAGTGCCGCGCCCTTCCAGCCGCACGAGCGCTCGATCTCCGAAAAGTGCGAATCGGCGTTGGCCAGCACAATCGAAATACGCGGGCTGCCGTCAACCCCTTGGTCGGAGGCCGTCTGGATGTCGAAAGCGCTGTGCTGCAGCACCCGCGCCGCATATGCCGTCTGCCCCACGGTCACTGCATGGGTGCTCCAGCTTTCGAGCTGTCCGTTGCACAGCGTGCAGTCGAACACCATCAGCGGCGTATCTACTACGGCCTGTTCTTTGAGATCAGAGATGGCTTGCATAAAGGATATTCACCGTGGCGGAATGATCATTCACGTCCTCCGTCGTAAAGGTGAGCGCATCGTCGCGCAAACGCGCGCCTGCATAGACGCCCCCCGTCGTGCTTGCTTTGTATTTGGAAGGAGCGGCCTGCGCCTCCGCCTGCAAACCATACACATTAATGGCCGCGCCGGCCGGGATTTCCAACCCGAGTTCGATTGACGCCGCTGTTGCGTCTCCGCTTTCCGTAAATGGGATGCGATTCCAGCCGGCCTGTACCGGCCGCGGGGAACGGTTTGCTCCGATCAGCATCGTCACGGTGGTTGCCGTGGCCGCTTGGACCCACGCGCTGAGGCAGAATACGTATCCTCCCGGCGCCGCCAGAGTCTGCGTGATGCTTTGCGCGCCCGTGCCGGAGTTCGTCAGCAGCCAGCCGTTGGTCCCGCCCGCCGGGTCGGCCACGCCTCCGGTCTTGGCGAGGAAAGAGCCGAGGTCCCACACGACGTTCTCCAGGTGGTCGCTCCACGCGAAGAGATTGCCGGCCGGATCGAGGAAAGTGAACCCGTTGAGCGTTCCTTCCGCCGCCGCGAAGAATTGCTGGAGCGCTGCCAGCTCGCCGTCGCTCAATCCGGCGTACTGCAACTGCCACTCGGTCAGTGCTCCGTTTGGGTCGGCCAGCTTGATGACGCTTCCATCGGCCGCCGTATTGACCACCGTCCGCTGTCGCCATCGCTTCTCAATCGGAAACTGGCTCAGCGCCCCGGTTGTCAATTGTGGGTATACAAGCATGCGTCTATCCCCGGTTCTCTACCACTGTCAGCGATGTCGTGCCGCGCATTTCGGCCTGCCAGGTCAGATCCAATTCGTCGCTCGCCAGGCTGCAATCGGGATGTACCGTCCCATCCCACGGATCGGTGAACGCGAAGCTGCCGAACTGGCCCTGGTTATCGGCAAAGAACTGTTCGATCGCCGCCATTTCGCTTTCGTCCAGCTCGTTGAGCTTGATGATCCAGCGATCGAGCGGCCCGGCCTAATCGCGATACCGCTGTTCCGTGCCGTCCAGGAATCGCAGCGCCTGGTTCTGATACCGCGCCGTCTTCGACGCCGGGTACTGCGCCACGGCGTTCGTCTTGAGCTTGGGAAAAGTCGCCATATCAGAGGTCGCTCACCACGTCGTTAATCGAACTCATATTCAACATGGCGTTGCGAACCGCTTGCGCAATGTCGCTGCTGTGATCCATGAACCATTGCGAATCCATCGCCGGCACGTTCTCGGCGATCGGCGACGCCGGCGCCGCCGACGACGACGAAACTGGCGACGACGTCGCCGCCGCCGACGAATCCGCCGACGCATCGTACGTCCTGGGCGTGCCCATTTGGTCGTAATCCATGTCGCTCGTTCCGCTGCCGGTGTCCGCGCCCTCGAAGTGCATCTTGTCCGGCATGGCGTATTTGGTCAGCGCGACTGGCGCGCTATCTCCCCCGGTGAAAAGCCCGATCAGCCCGGTCACCAGCGGGATCAGCCCGAGCCCGCTCTCTAAGACCGTTGTCGCGATGGATAGCGTCTCGCTCGCCGCGCTTTGTGGTGCGCTCGTACTGGTTTCCGCGGCGGCCTGGGGCGAACTTCCGCTCATTTGCCCCGTTACGCTCTCTAGCGATTCCGCCAGCTCGTCGCTGGCGTTGGCGATCGGTTCCAAAACTTCCGCCTGGCTGCCAACTGCGTTCGAGAAAGCATCATAGAGTGTGTCTTGTGTTGTGCTGGCCATCTTTCATCTCCGCCGCAAGCGCCTTTTCCAAAATGACGAATGCCTCCACCTGCCGCGCGCTCAGCCCTTCCCAGTCCAGAGATCGCAGGCGTCGCCGCACCAGGAACTCTTCCACCAGGCTCTCGCTCTCCGCTGTGACCGTCGACTTCGGACACGTTTCCAGCACAATGTGCTTGCGCGCCCACACTGGCGCCCCTGGCTTTCGTTCTGCACCGGCAAGCCATCCGCAGCCCCGCTTCTTTTCCAGGCCGGATGCCCGGCAGACATCGCACTTCCAACCGGCCTGGTTGGACAATTGAAAATGGAAGGCGACGATCAGTTTTTTCGTTCGGCTTCGTTGAGGCCCGTCTCCGCCCTCACTGCCGCCAACGCTTCCCGGAACAGGTTTTCGGGACCCGATTCAGCCAGCAATTCCGGAGTGGCCTCGACACCGTCCAGTTGCAGTCCGGATATAGCCCGCAAGCCCCAGGTGAGGTACAGTCGATTGATTTCCGCCTGCAGCAGTGCCGCGTCCATCTTCTCGCCGGGTTCCTGGCCGGCCTCCAGAAATTCCATGCGGCCGGCCAGTTCCCGCACCCGCCGCATCAGCTCCGTGCGTCTGCCGAACGACATTCTGGCGACCGTGTAGGACACGCCGGCCGCCACGCGCGATTCCACCACGGAGAGGCTTTCGTAGTTCATGGCACTGTCCGAACGCCACGGCGATTTCGTTGTCTACGGTTCCCTGCGCACGCGACGGCCGGAATTTCCACTGCAGCCGGTTCTTGCCGTCGTCGAACTCCGGCACCACCGGAATCACGCTCTGGAGGTAGACCCCCATGAGCTGTCCCGCCGCATCGCCCAACTGGAACATCACGCTGATGGGCGATTGCTGGCGAGCCGCCTGATAGAGCGCCGCCGTGTTGCTGTCATCCTGGCTGTAAAGCTCGAATGTGGCCGTCACCGTGCGCTGTCCCGGCGAAATGGCTTGAGGCAGGCTGGAGCCGAACTCATTCATGCGCGCATCCAGATCGTTCTTCAACACGATGGAAGCCTTGGTAACCGTGAAAAACTGCGCCGCCGAAGTGCCCAGCCACGCCTCCCCGAGGTTGCCGGGGACGATCGAGTAGTCGAACGAGCCCAGCGCCGGTTCCGCCGGGAAACTGGTGAGCGCTTGCGCGACTCCCGTGCCTGATCCCAAGCTGCTGCTGTCCACCACGTCCTGCGCCAGTCCCGTGAATTGGAATTCGTGGTAATCGCCATTCACATCGATTTCCAGTTGGTCCACTGCCGCCCCGCACAGCAGCCGCTGCAGCGCCGTCGCCGGGCTCCAGTAATCGAAGATCCCAACGCTGGGCAATTCCGTTGCGGGCACATAGGTGATGGCTGCCGATACCGTAGCGCCGGCCGCCGGAAGCGTTGTGAATGGCGCGTTCAGTTGCACATTCTGGGCATCCACGATCGCCGCCACGAAGCGGATCTCGCCGCTGCACGTCACGGCCTGCCCCGCGTTCAACCCATGTGCCGCCGCGAATCCCAGCCGGCCGGCCGCCGTGCTCGATGCCACCGAGCCGCCCGCAAAGACCAGCGGTTCGCCGCCCAGCGCGGCCTGAAACAAAGGCCCGTAGCTTGGGCCGCCGCCGCTGTTTTGCCAGGAGGTCAGGTAGGTCTGCAACTCGAAATTGGTGCGCCGCCTGCCGCCTATCGGCAGGCCCGCAAACGTGCGGCTGCCGGTCTTGTCTTTGCGGCTGGCTACCTCGAGTTGCTGCTGGATGGTCAGCTTGACCGCCGGTATCCGATTGCCGGCCGTGATCGTTGGCACCTGTCCGTACGCGCTTTCCAGTGCCGTGTAGAATCGGTTCGCGTTAGAGGAAATGTAGGCCATATCAGTTCTTACTCACTCCCATCTCAAAGGTGATCTTGGCTATCTGAATGAAATTCTTGCCGCCATGCTTTACGGCTCCGAACGCTGCCTGATATTCGCCGGCGTAGAAGTCGCCGTCGCCCCAATCGCCGCGATTGGCTGCCAGAACCTGTATCACGGCGTCGGCATAGAGTTCCAGGTTGTCTTGCAGTCCATCCAGCCGGTCCTGCGAATGCCGAAGTTCAATTGCCATCTGGACGGTGCCGGAAAAACTGCGAAATTTTTCCGTCAGGCTGTTGGTGATCTTTTCGCAGTACACATTCAACGATGGGTACTGCATGGTGTTGCTTTGGTCCGCCACGTCGGGCGCTACGTTTTGCGAGCGCACTTGCGCCGGGGTGAATTGGCCCGGCGCCGCCACGCTCCCCTGCATGAGCCTGGCCAGAACCGAATTCACGCCCGTTGGGCCGGTGATCAGTTGCAGCACCTTGCCCGAAATCTCACTTCCAATTGTCGTAGCCATCAACCCCTCTGGATTACCCTCGGCGCCGGCCTCAGGCAACTGGGCGATTGTCCGGTTCCCGGTCCCCGGCCGCCCGTCGTTACGGTCCCCGGTTGCAGCCAGGTCTGGCCCACCGCGATCGGCGCACCGTTCTGCAACTCCAGGCCGTCCGGATCGGTCCCAACGTAGACATTCCATCCCGCCGCGGTCGCCGGCGGCGCCAACGGTTCGACCAGCAGTGTGCTCTGCGAAGTGGTGATGGCTGAAGTAACGGCCGGGGCGCCTTCTTCGTTAGTGGCGTTGGTCCAGGTCATGGTGACGTAGTAAGTGTTGTCAGGCAGGCTGCCGGCTGCCGCCACCACGTTGGGCGCCGCCGCCCGCGGCACCGGCGTCCAGGCAATCCCGATGCCGGCTGCCGCCAACTGATCGCAGGCTTGCTTGGCCTGCTCGTGAAATTGATCGCGTCGGGCAGCATACCGGTCGTTCAATTGGCTGGCGAATGCGTCCGCATACACCAGCTCCAGTGCGCGAAATGTGTGCCACAGTTTCAGCGCTCGCGTTACCACCACCGTTCGGAGCGATGGCGGCGGCGCCAGCCAGGACCACTGGTTCACGAAGGTCATCCTGTCCAGCAAAGTGATGAGTTCGAGAGCCAGTTGTTCCTGGGCCAGCGCCAGCTTCTGCGTCACGTCGATCCCTTCGACGTTCGCCACGTTCGGGAGCTGAGAGTCCTGTGCCGTCAGATCTTCGATGCTCGAAACGGGACCGTCTGTGAACAGAGCCATGTGAGCCGCCTACGCCTTTCCGGGCTTGCCGCCCTTGATCCGTTTGAAGTCATCGGTCGTGACCACCGCGACTTGCACCTTGGCCGCCTCGGCTGCCTCCTGGGCCAGCCGCCGCTCCTCCGCTTGCAGCCCGCGGAATTCTGTGGCTTGGTCTTCCGAAGCCTCCATTGCCGTCCCGTCGACCACCATGCGGGCGGCGATCTGCGGCGTCACTTCGGTGAGCACGCCATCCTTGCCGCCGTCTCCCGTCTCCTTGCTGACCACCACCGGGTACGGATCCTTGAAGGACGCTTCCTTCTCGCGAATTTTTTGATAGTACTGTCTCAGGTCCATGCTGTTCTCCTTTTGCTGTCTTGCTTGGGGGCGGGGTTGTCCGAAGAACGCCCCGCCCCCGGAGTGCCGCTAGGTATTCACTTGCACGCCGGCGGCGTTGCGCAGCACGCCGCATCCGTACAGAATGTCGACCGTGAATTGCTGTGCCAGCGTATTCGGCTGGTAGCTCATCACGACGCGCATGCCGAAATTGCCCAACTCGGCGTACTCCGCGACTGCGCCGGTGCCCGGCAGCGGTTGCGGCAGGCGCCGGATCACCAGGCCAATCGCATCGCGCGTGAACGCCAGGTTGTGCGTGTTGATGTTGGGGCTCGTGCCCGTCTTCTTGACCAGTTGCGAGCGGAACACGAAGAAGTCCTTGATCTTCCCCACGGTTCCGCCGATCAGGGCCATCAAACCGGCATCGCCGGCCGTCTGGAATTCGCTGAACCGCGGGATCTGCCGCCACGCGGAATACGCCGCCGCGTCCACCACGATGTACTTCTGCTCGGTGGGCTGAATCTTTGCCAGGAACAGCGCCGTTTCCGCCGCGTCGATGGTCGGTTCGGTGATGGCCGTGGCCGCCGTGCCCACCGGCGTGTTGGCCGTAAAGCTGGCATACAGGTTCAGAAGATCGCTTTCCACCTTCTCGGCAATGGCGATCACCGCCGGCTGCATGTAAACTTTCAGCAGGTCGGGCACCGCCAGCACTTTGGTCACGTCCGGAATCTGGAAAGTTGCCTCGGCGTGCGTGTTCAGCACGATTTGCGCGTTCCCCAGGCTTGGGTTCTGCGGCTGCACCGTTCCGCCCTCCAGGATGTTGTTGGCTTGCATCGCCGGTGCAATCGGCACGTTGACCGTGTCTCCGGCATTCGCCAGGACCGGCTCGTAATCGCGATTGACCAGGTTCCCCATGACGAGGTTCGACACCAGTGCCGGCAATGCGTCCGCCGCTACCAGCTTCACAATCGCGCTGGCCACGTTGTTTGATGTAATTGCTCCCATTCTTTCTCCTTATTGACTGTTTTTGCCGGCCAGTGTGCCGGTACCGCTACATGCCCCGAAGGGACTGTGATGCAACCCGCACGATCTCCTCACGCACCCGCTGCATCTGTTCCGCGCTCATACCCGGGCGGATTTGGTCGATACTCACTGTTTCTCTGCCCGCCACCGGGGCCTTGAGGGTTGCCGTCATCCCGGTTCCCCCCGCAATCCGAGCCGGCAGAAACTCCGGATTCTCGTTGACGAAATTGGTGAGGTATTCCTTGACCGGCATTTCGCCGCTCTCGGCCCGCGCCACCAGGCGTCCGTCCTCGGTTCGCACGATGCCGTCTTGTACTGCCTTGAACGCCAGATCGATCTTCGCTACGCCGAGGCGTTGCAATTCGGCTCTGACGGATGAACTGCGTTCCGCCTCTTCGGCCGCCTGGCGGCTGCGTTTGTTCTCCGCCACCAGCTCATTCATCCGGCGTTCCAACTGTTCCCGCCGCTTGCGTTCTTCCAGAAGCTCCGCTTTGTAAGCCGGTTCGCTCTTGCTCTTCTCGTCTTTGACGAACTCTTGAACCGCTTGCCGCACGATCGCTTGAATATCCGTTCCTTCCATAGGTCTCCTTATTGCTGTTCGATCTCCTCGGCGACCCGGTTTTTGATCTCCTGTCGCTCATCGCTGAGGTACTTGAGGGCCAGTTTCTTGAAGACCTGTCTTTTCAGCGTCTCCGACCCGATTCCCAGATTCAGCAGCTTCTGGGCATCGTCGAGCTCAGTGCCGAGGTCGTTGATGTCGAACTCGTCCATGCCCGCGACGTCGATCGTGACGCCGTCCTGCCGCGCGGCCGCCACCGCCCACAGAATCTGCCGCAAGGTCTCCTTCACCGCGTCGCCGTAGGCGCGCAGCACTTCCTCGGTAGTGCTGAAGTCCAACTGCTTGCTCAGCGCGGACTGGCGCGCGGTGCTGCCGTCGCCCGCCTGGCTCATCAGATAGCAGACGCGGTAGATTTCGTCTTTCAACGTTTCCAGGTTGTCCGCGGCAATCTGATAGACCTTACCCTCCGGCTCGGCCCATCCGAAGCGGTCGTTCGGCCCCATCTGGATGTAATAGGATTCGCCGGCGATCTGGTTCCACTCCCGGTCGGAATAGATCGCGGGAGTGGCGAAGAGTCCCATTGTGAGCGCCCATGCCAGCGCGTTGGACTTATTGAAGTGCTCTAACTGTAGCAGCGCTGACTTATTCATGAGCCACAGGCCCTCCGTTACTTTTACTTGGAAGACTGGCACGCGGTCGAGCGATGCCAGCGCGTGGCGACCCTGGTCGATCAGTTGGATCGGGCTTCGCTCGCCGGCCTTGCGGAAGATCTGGAAGTTCTCACGGTCGTAGTAAATCCACCGCGTCTCGCTCTCCCATTTGGCGTCCGTCACCTGCGACTGCTGCAAACACGACGTGCGAATGACAATCCAATCCAGTCCGCCCGTCTGGTTGAAGTTCCAGTTGATGACTTCGTCCGGGCCGTAATCCACCAGGTAGGCCCGCGACTGGCCGGAGGCGTCCTCTTCGGCGCGGGACCGCGCGGCGCCAGTGGTCTTGGGAAAGTCCACCACAATGTAGCTGGATCCGCAGACTGCCATCTGGACGAACCTTTGCCGGAAAAACTCGGTGATGCTGGTGCCTTTGAGGTCGCAGTCGTCGTAGAGCAGGTTGTAGAAGTCTTTGGCCGCCGCATCATTGCCCTCGAACATGAGCACCGGTTCGCATCGCATCAACGTGGCGGCGTACCAATCGATAATCGAGCCAATGTAATTCTGGTAAAAGACGCGGCTTAGCCGCTCCTGGTAGATCGGGCCGGGCTCCTTGTGGCGGCACATCAGGTAGTCGGAGGCGTTCAAGCGAAACTGCTCGCCGCCTGCATAAAGGTCCTTGTATTGTTTCCACATCCGCTTACGGGCGATGTATTCAGGATGTTCCCGGTTGATGTTTTCCATGGCTATAAGATTCGCTCCTGCCTGTACCCGATCTTTGGGCCGATCAGGCACTCCTGCCACAACAGATATCCCACGGCATCCGAGGCGTGCGTTCGCAGGCGGTCCCGGTCCTTGTCCACCTGGGTGGAACCGACCTTGTAAGACACCTGCTCAAAATCCTGGATTAGCTCTTTGCACTTCGGGTCCACCAGCATGGCAATGTTGCCGGAGGCGGACTTTAACCTGCCGTTGGTCAGATTAATGCGGTCGCGAACGCTCGGGTTCGAGAGAGGCACCTTGTAGTTCACCTTGGTGACGCCCTTTTCCTTGAAGGATTCGCGGATCATCTGATAGTCGGTACTGCCCGAGGTCTTTAGGTTGTTGCCCGAAGCGTCCCCATATACCGTCACGCCCAGTGCATGGGTGGGGTACCGTTCGGTGAAAGCCGCCACGGCCTCCGGGGTACTCGCGTGCCGTATCACGATTTCATCCAGCACCCGGAATGTTCCGCCATTGTATTGCGCGACGATCGAACTCATCGGATCCACGTTGAAGTCCAGAGCCCAGAGCAGCGGCACGTTCGGATCGACGCCCAGAGGCTGAACGTGCACCTTGCGGTCGAACGCGCCGTATACCCGGCTGCCGTCCAGGCTCAGATACTCGCCCCTGGCTTCCTGCGCGAAGAATCGCTCGTCGTAGCTGTCTTTGAGCCGATCGTAGTAGTCCGGCACTTGGGCCAGCAGGTGCTTGTTCTCGTTCGGTGTGGCCAGAATGGCTACATGGCCGCGCACTTTCCCGTCGCCAATGAACCGGCGGTACACCCAGTCGTAGCCCTTCGGGGTCCAGGCCGCGAAGCCGCAGAGACGCGGCGCCTTGGGGTCCCGCAAGCGGCTTTCCAGCCGCGTCCACGCTTCCTCCGGCGTGTAAGTCAGCTCGTCCAGGCCGAACCATGCCAGGTTCGTTCCCCGCAGCCGTTCGTAGTCCTCCATTGAGCGGAATAGGATCCTGGACTGGCTGTCCTTCAGGATCACCGTGTTTTCACCCTTGTTATGCTCGAACGGGATCTCGTTTTCGCCCAGGATCTCGAATAGCGCGGCCTGCGTGGCGTCGCGTAACATCGGATAAGTCGGCGCGCCCAGTAATCCTGTGCGCCCCGAATTCTGATAAGCCAACCGGATGGCCTCCTGGCAGAGCGCCTGGCTCTTGCCGCTTCCCACCGGCCCGGAGAATCCCTTGAACCGTGCCGGACATTCGTGAAACAACTTCTGCGAGGGCAACGGATCGTACTTTATTTCTCGTCGGGTGACACTATGTCGGGCCCTACCCAT